CGCGCGGCGCTGCTGACCGGGCTGTCGCGCTGCTCCCGCACGCCGGCCGGCAAGCGGGCGCTGGCGGCCGAGATGGACCTGTCCAGCAAGGGGCTGGAGAACGTCCTGCTCCGCGACGCGATGCCCAGCGGCAAGCGCCAGTGGGATGCCACCCGCGCCTGCCCCGGCGCGCTCGACGATATTGCCGCGCTGTACGGGTTCGAGTTAATCCGGGCGGACCAGGCCGCGACCGACACGGTCGCAACGCTGCCGCTCGCCACGCTGCTCGCCCAGGTAGCGGAGGCCGAGAGCCCCGCCAGTCCGGGCGGCGCCATCAAGACGCATACCGAGCTGGTAGCGATGGAGGCGAACCTTCGGGCCGTCCATCGCCTGACGGGCGGCATGCTCGAGGAAATCAGCCGCATCCGCGCTCCGCGCGTGGTCGGCGTCGACTGAGGTTCTGAACACCCCGGCCAAGGCCGGAATGGAGGATGACCATGGCTGTCAACAACAGCGCGGCTCCGGTGATGGCCGGTTCCGCGATCGCAGTGCCGCGCCCGAAACTCGGACTGCGGTTCGCCACGTCTCGCGCGCCGGCCGCCATGCTGGCGTTCGGGCATCGCACGGTCGCGGAGATCGACGCGGCCGAAGGGGCGCGGGCATGAGCGCCACAACCGCTGTCGAGCGCGGTTTGCGCGAGCTGGTCGAGCGTTCGCTTGCCACGCGGACCGTGGACCAGACGGTCGACTATTTCGCGAAGAGCGAGCGGCCCGTCACCCGGGCCCAAGTCGTCGACGTGCTCGCGATGATGCGCGGATCCGAGGCGCTCAACGCTCGCCGCCGGAACCGCAAGCCTCTGCTCGGCAATGAAGAGGAGCAGGCCCGCAAAGCCGCAGCGCAGGGCTGCAACGACATGCTGCGCGCCATGCTCATGGCCGGGCAGCACACCCTGCGACTGACGGACGCCTGGACGGCAGGCGCCAGCGTCGGGCTGTCGTGGCAGCAGATCAAGCGCGGGATCGGCGCTCCTGCCGAGGCGGCGGCATGACGGACAGGCGAGCCGGAAAAGCGGCGCACCAGCTATGCGCCCAGCGCATCACCGGGATGCAGACCGCATCGGACATGCTGGGCGGCCAGCGCTATCTGGCCGAGCGCCTGGGCATCGGCACGCGCGGGCTCCGCGCCAAGCTCAGCGTCGACCGCGGTATCTCCTACTGCGACCTGACGCTGGCGGCAAAGGGCCTGCGCGAGCGCGCGGCCCGGCTGGTCGCGCACGCCGACAAGCTCGAGGCGCTGGCGGAGGATGGCGTCCATGCGTGACCTGTTCCGCTATTTCGGCTCACCGGGCGCGCAGGACCGCGACACGTCGCGCGCTGCGGCTACGGCCATAGCGCCTGCGGCCGCTACGATCCGCGCACAGGTGCTGGCTCTGTTCGAGCGCTCGCGTGGGCTGACGGCTGACGAGGCCGCCGGCCGCCTAGGCCTGAGCATCCTGACCGTCCGGCCGCGCGTGACCGAGCTGGCCCGCATGGGCCGGCTCCGCGATAGCGGCGCGCGACGGACGAACGGCAGCGGCAAGAGCGCGATCGTGTGGAGCCCCGTCTATCCGGCTGCACTGAGCGGTCAGGCGGTGCCGGCATGAGCGACGCCCCAACCCCCTTTTGGCTGGTCTGGTCGCCGGGCGGCGAGCGTCCGCCCAGCTATCGTCACAGCACGATGCGGGACGCCACTGTCGAGGCCGATCGGCTGGCGCTGGCCAACCCGGGCAGCAAGTTCTTCGTCCTCGCGCCCGTGTGCAGCGTCACCGCGACGTCGTTGCAGCGTGAGAGCTTTTGCGACCCGCTTGATCAGGTGCCGTTCTGATGCGCCTAGAAGTGTTCCGGCCGACGCGTCGCCAGTTCATACTGGCACCGCTGCCCCACGCCCGCTCCGAGCTTCATCTCTGCCAAACCAGCGACCGGCTTCACGGAGCACGGGAGCGCAGGCAGGTTTATGTCTCGATCGCACCACTCGCATCGCCGCGATCCCGCGCCGGTCGGGCCCGTCGCCCAGGGGAGCGGCTGTCTTGCTTCGGCCATCGCCATCCTCTCGTTGTATCGTCGAGGAACAACGCGCCGGCATTTGATCTAAGTCAACCGCCAACTATCGCGCACAGCGTCGTGCCGCAGCGGTGGCCGGCATGAGCTGGTCCGTGCATCACGGCGACTGCCGCGACCTGATGGCTGGCATGGCCGAGTCGTCGGTGGACAGCATCGTCACCGATCCGCCTTATCACCTGACGAGCATTGTCAAGCGTTTCGGCGCGGAGGGCGCGGCGCCAGCGCAGGTCGGGGCGACGGGCGCCTATGCCCGCGCCTCGGCGGGCTTCATGGGGCAGCGCTGGGATGGCGGCGACGTCGCGTTCCAGCCCGCCACCTGGGCGGCGGCGCTGCGCGTTCTCAAGCCCGGCGGGCACCTCGTCGCGTTCTCCGGGTCACGCACCTATCACCGCATGGTCTGCGCGATCGAAGACGCGGGTTTCGAGATCCGCGATCAGATCATGTGGCTCTATGGATCGGGCTTCCCGAAGAGCCACAACCTCGACGCCGATCATGCCGGCTGGGGGACTGCACTCAAGCCGGCACACGAGCCGATCGTGTTGGCGCGCAAGCCGCTGGTCGGCAGCGTCGCGGCTACGGTGGCGGTGCACGGGACCGGGGCGATCAATATCGACGCGTGCCGGATCGCGAGCAGCGACAACACGACGAAGGCGTGGCGAGATGCGGGCGACCGGGAGCGCATCCAGTATCGCACTGGCACGAGCGGTCCGCCTATTCCTACGACGCTCGGCCGCTGGCCCGCCAACGTCATCCATGACGGCAGTGACGAGGTCGTGGCGGCGTTCCCGGCCGCGCCGGGTCAGCAGGGCTATGTCGGCCCCGAGCATGGCGATCGGCCATCGCGCGGCGTGTTTGGCGATTATGGGGCGCGCGCGCCTACGCCTCCGCGTTCGGACACCGGTTCCGCAGCTCGGTTTTTCATGCGCTGCCCATTCGAAGATCAGGAAGCGGAGGAAGAATGGCTCGCCCTAAACTTGCCGAACGCGTTTGCCAGCATTGCGGACAATCGTTTGCACCTGCCAAGCCTTCTAGGCGCTTTTGCTCGAAGCGCTGCAGCAATCTCGGCTCTCCCCGCGGAAATGTCGTTCGTCGTTGTAGCGGCACCTTCTACAGCCGCAACGGTGAGCGAGTGCGCGCTCGCATGCGCGATGCTTATCAGGGCGATCCGGATTTTCGAAAACGCGCTTTGGCGCGGGCAGCCGCTCGGCGAGCTCACCCTATCGGCCAGCCATGTTCAGCTTGTAGCGCGCCAGATGCCGACCGGCATCACCATGACTATGACCAGCCAATCAGCATCATCTGGCTTTGCCGAGCCTGCCACATTCAGCATCATGCCGCAGAAAGAGGAAGTTGGGGGCCCGGGCTGCGTTAAACGGCTGCTTTACTGCGCCAAGGCCAGCAAGGCTGATCGCGACGAGGGGCTCGACGCCCTGCCCAAGCGCCCGGCCGGCACCGTCAGCGAGACGAGCGGTCAGCACATCACGCGCCGCGATGAGGGCCACGAGGCAGCGCCACGCGCGAACAACCATCCGACAGTCAAGCCGGAGGCGCTGATGCGCTGGCTGGTGCGGCTGGTGACGCCAGTTGGCGGGCTGGTGCTGGACCCGTTCACCGGATCGGGCAGCACCGGCAAGGCGGCGATGCTGGAGGGCATGGCGTTCGTTGGGTGCGAACTGACCGTCGAATACCTGCCGATCGCCCGCGGGCGGATCGCGGCGGCCGAGGAACGCGCCGCGCGGGAGGCTGACGAAGCCGCGCGCATCGCCGCCGAGGCCAGCCGCCAGCGCGACCTGTTCGCCGCATGAGCAACCACCTGATATCGGCCGTGTACAAACGCGACCTCCGCACGCCCATGCGGAAGTCTGTCATGGCGTTGTTGGCGGACAAAGCCAGCGACGACGGCGCGGGCATATACGCGTCCAAGCAGACGATGGCGGACGAGCTGTGCTGTTCCAAGCAGGCAGTCCTAGACACCATCAAGGCGTTGATGGCCGAGGGGTTGTTGATCGAGCTGGGCACGCGCAGGGCGCCCAACGGGCATACGATCGAATACGGGATAGTCGTGGACGCGCTGGATGCGCTGCCGCTGGTCAAGTGCCACGCGGATCGGGAGGAGCGCCAGCGCAACCGGTCAACTGCACAGACCGGTCAACGTGCTGTACCGGTCAAGAAGGCTGACCGGTCAACGTTGTTGACCCCACCAGTCAAGCAGATTGACCCTAACCCTCCTGAACCCTCTCCTTCTCCGAATGCTTCGCATTCTCCGAAGATACAGGCGGCGGACGAGCCGCGCCTGCTCCCCGAGCATGTCCTTGAGGCTTGGAACGAGATGGCTGGACGCCTCGGCCTGTCGAAGGCCCGGATGAACGACCAGCGCCGCCAGCGTCTCCGTGTGCTGATCCGCAACCACCCGATCGACGATTTCACGGACGCCATCGGCTGCGTCGAGCGCAACCGCTGGATGCACGGCGAGAACGACCGCGGCTGGCGGGCCGACTTCGATTTCCTCCTTCAAGCCAAGAGCTTCACCAGACTCGTCGAGGGCAGCTATGACCGATCAGCCAACTAACCCCCTGATGACCCGCAAGGCCGGCAACGCCGCGATCCGGTGCGAGGCTGGGACTGACCTCGCGCTCGCGCAGCTTCAGGCCCACTGCGACAGCCTGAACGAACTGAGCGGCGGCCGCGATGGCTGGCATGTGATCGGCCGTGTCGGGTCACGCACAGTGGCGCGACGCACCGACCGCGCCGCCTGACCCACCACACACCAGACGATCCAGGGAGGGAGAACACATGGGCAAGGCGACGAAGCTGAAGCCGAAAAAGACTGAGGCGGATCGCGTCGCCGACAAGGCTGCGGCTATCGGCATGCCCATCGCTCAGCTGGCGCGCGGCGATCATGTGATCGTGGAGACGCCAATCCGCGACGCCGGTCGGGTGAAGACCGAGAAGACCCTGGTCAATCGGGGTGGAACGCCGGTCGCGCGCTGGAAGGCTGCCGCGCTGCTGTCCGAAAGCCAGATCGCCGCGATCGATCATTGCGAGCGACTGTGGGACCGGCTGCCGGGCAAGGGGCTAGTGGCGGACCTCACCAAGGCGCCGGGTGCGGGCGCGGGTGACGGATGGGTCGAGCAGGAAGCGCTTGACGATCTGCGCCGCATCAAGGGCTATGTGCCCGCACGATACTGGAGCGTGTTCGAGAACGTGTGCCGGTTCGACGAGGGCGCGGGTTTCGCCGGTTCGGCCATGACGTCGGTGCGGTCCGATCAGGTGACGGCTGCCCGGCTGACCGTCATGTTCGTTGCCGACATCATCGCCATGAACGAGCGCCTCATCACCTGTTGACGCATCTCCGCCCGCAACGTATCAGAAACGTCAGTGGTTGGAGCCGCGTCCGGCGAGGGCGTCGGCTCCTTTCGCGTTTGGAGGTCTGCGCATGGCCCAGCCCGCGACCGCTGACGTGCTGGAGCGCTGCGCCGCTGACCTGCACGGCGTGGCGTTCGACTTCCGTGAGGAGCGCCGATCCACCGCAGTCAGTGAAGACCTGATCGATCAGGTGGAGCGCATATGCGCCACGGCGCGCGCGGCGGTGCGCGGGCGTGGCTGAGCGCCTTCGCGGCCGCGCTGGCCAGCGCCAGCGAATGGACCGGCTCAAGCGGCTCGGCGTCACGTGCGCGCGATGTGGGCGCATCGGAGCATGGCGGAAGGCCGAGGCCAGTGAGCACCTGCCGTTGCTGATCGTCGACCACATCGTCCCTCTGACGCGAGGCGGCATCGACGACCACCCGAACCTGCGGCTGCTGTGCGAGGAGCCTTGCCACCGCGAGGTGACGGCCGAGCAGTTCGGACATGCGGTGACGGCCGAGGGGCGAGGGGTAGGGCGCGATGGGCGCCCGACCGACCCGAAGCACCCGTGGAACCGAAGCGGGCCTAAGTAGGTCCGAGGCGGGCGGATCGACCCACCCCCGGGTCGAAAGTCTGGGCGGACCGGTCGTCGGACACCGCATCGACCCTGCGTGCGCACCGAGATCAATTTTGGAGGGGGGGAGGGTTTCGGCCCGATCGCCCCGGAGAGCCGCATGGCCGACCTCGTCGAGCTGCCCGGCGGCGACGGCGTTCCGCCCGAGCCGAACTGGCGCACCATCTTTGGCCGTGCGGCCGATCGCGAAGCCGCTGCCGGATACTGGCGGAGCATCATCAGCGAGATGCGAGCGGCCGAAAAGCTGGCAGTGGCGAACGCGCACTCGATCAAGCGGCTCGTCGTCGCATACGTCACCTTCGACATCAGCGCCCGCGAGGTCCTGAAGTCGGGCCCGGTGATGAAGGCGAAGAAGACCGGCGTCCCGACGTACAACCCATGGTGGACGACCATGTCGAACGCCGCGAGCCAGGCGCAGGCGATCGAGAAGGAATTGTGCGTCAGCCCGCGCGACCGCGGCGCTGGCGCGAAAGTGGAGAAGAAGACGGTGCGCCGAACTGGCGCCGACAATTACCTGAAGTCGCGTGGCCAATAGGTTCCTCTCCGCTGACGACCCCACGACGGCGTGGGCGAAGGCGGCAGTCGAGGGCAAGCTGTTCGTCGCTGGTGATCTGGTCCGCCATGCTGCCGAGCGGCACCTGCGCGACATCCGCGATGGCGAGCGGCGCGGCATCTTCTGGCGAGCGGACGAGGCTGCGCACGCGCTCGGCTTCCTGCCGGCCGTGTTTCAGGTCACAGACGGACCGGCGGCAGGCACCCCCTTCTACCCGCTGGAGTGGCACACCTTCGTCGTCGGCTCGCTGTTCGGCTGGCGCACCGCCACCAACCGGTGGCGCTTCCGATCGGGTTGGCTGGAGACCGGCAAGGGGCAGGCGAAGTCGCCGCTGATGGGCGCGATCGGCGTCTACATCATGGGCTGGTGCGGCATCGCGCGCGCTCAGTGCTACGCGATTGGCGAGGACAAGAAGACCGCCAACGTCCTGTTCCGCGACGCGACGGCCATGTGCCGCGCGACGATCCCGGATCACGACGATGGCGACAGCCTGGAGAGCCGCGGCGAGGTCGTGATCCGCGGCGAGTTGGAGAATGCCTGGAAGCTCGAGCACCCCGACACGGGCAGCTTCTTCCAGCCGATCGCCAGCGGCGAGAGCCTGTCGGGGCCGCGGCCCAACTACGTCGCCGGTGACGAGATCCACGAGCTGACCGACGTCAACGTGCTGGAGACGTGGAAGCGCGGTATCGACAAGGTCGCCGGCAACGCGCTGATGCTGATGGGCACCAACACGCCCGCCACCAGCCAGCATGTCGGAACGTCCTACTCGGTCATGTATCAGCAGATCGCCAAGGGCGAGGCGCGCGACGACACCGCGTTCTCATTCGTGGCGCGGACGGACAAGTCGGACCGGGAGACGCTATTCGAGAACGAGCGTTGCTGGCAGAAGTCGCTGCCCGCGCTCGGCGAGACGTTCCCTATCGAGAACATCCGGGAGGTGGTGGCGGGCGCCCTGCTCAGCCCCTCGCGCAAATCGAGCGTGATGCGCCTTTACTTCGGCGTCGACACCGCGGCTGCGGACTTCTGGCTGCCCGAGGACAAGTGGGCGGCGGTGCAAGGCGCGGTCGATGCCAAGCAGATGGCGGCGCGCAAGCGGCGGTGCTGGTTGAGCCTCGACCTGTCGCAGAAGAACGACCTGACCGC